TAGTATTAATAATATTATATAGTAATTATTATTATACATCTAATATAAGTAAATATTTTCTGCGACTGTAATAGTGTGTAATGTATATTGTTCCAAATTGGCTATTTGCAATTATCATATATACTTTTATAATTTTAATAATATTTCTTACCAAACCATCAGTGTTTTTTACTAAAGAAGGAAAAGTAAAATCATTAGGTGTTGGATTTAAAGACGGCAAATCAGTATTTGCATTACCGTTGGCATTGCCAATATTAGCTTTATTGTCATATTATATAAGTATTACAATAAAACTCGGACTTTCAGCTTGAGAACGCAGAGAACTTAAAGGAATACCAATAAATATTCTAAATGGGATTTATTGGTAATAAGTTATGCTATGAAAGTTTATTATTGTGGATTAATAAACCATTAGAAACTAATAAATTAGATGTCTCGTGTCTATGTTTTGTAATTGGAAATCATGGTATAGGAAAAACATATGGAATTACGAAAGCGATAAAAGATTCGGAGTATAATATTGCAGAGTTTACTGGACAAAACTACAAAGATTTCATTGATTTTATTAATAAGAAGACGTGTTCTGATATAATTTCACAAATTAACGGTGAATCTTTAAAAAAGAAAATTATATTCATCGATGAACTCGAAACATTTATGATGTATGATCGGACATTTTTAAATAATTTAACGACTTTATTAGAGTCTAAAAAATTGCCAGCGATTAAAATAATAATTGCGGGTAGTTTATTTGAAACGAAGAGTGCTGTTAAAGTATCTAATCAGGCATTTAAGATTGAATTATCCGTACCAAGTGAAAGTGACATCTATTTGTTTTTAAAAGAAAATTATGGTGGAAAAAATGGTGATTTGCTAAAAGTCGCAGAAAATTGCGATGGAAATATATCGATAGCAATTACATTAATCCAATCATCAATTAAAAAGAAAAAGAAGAATGTCCAAGAATCTGAATATGATAAGATTGCATCAATCAATAATATTTATAATAATAATGATATCGGAATATTGAGAAACATTATAGATCAAGATAGAAATCTACATCCTTTACGATTTCACGAAAACCTGATTAAAGCGCTTGATCAAAGAAAAATAACTAAAGAAAAGAAAATAATAGTATATAAATCTTATTTGAACGCTTTATTAAACTGGGATACAATGATGTTTAATACAAAATTACATGGAAATGATACGAATATATGTACAGATTATATTATATACAATATGCGTATTCTATATGCCATTCCTAATAAAAAAAATTCAACAGTAACCGCTACCGAGTTTACTAAAATATTTAATTACTTATCTTTAAAAAAGAAGACTGCAATCGCTTTATATAATTATGAAATGCCATTTATTGGTAGTTTACATAAAAGCATATATGAAAATATGGCAAAAAAGTTTTCTATTTGATTTATAAGTGAAAAGCATGGCTGACCAAGAACGCAGATTTAACAATGAAGAACCAGAAAGAGAAGGCCGAGACAAAGAGCCAGAAGAAGAACCACAAAGTGATGATCGTGAAGAAGAAAGTAATGATCAGGAACCTGAAGATTCAGAGGATACTACAGAAGAACCAAGAGAACGCAGTGGAAATATCTTTAGTAATACTTTCAATACAATTAAAGAGAAAACTTCAGATGCATATACTAATGTTAAAAGCAATATTTCAGCTACTAAGGTTGGGTTAACTATTTTAATATTAGTAGTTGGTATTATAATATTAGGCATTATTGGCTATATAATTTATTATTTAGTAACTACTAACATGTTAAATCAAAATACATTTTTAGTTCCAAATACAAATATTCCAATAGTCTGCACACAAGTAACTCAATTAGATGGTTCAGGAATTCCGTTATCAGGAAATGGCCAAAGACAATCAGTGACTTTCTGGATATACATATATAATCCGGAATATTCACCAGGAGTAATGAAACATGTTTTCCATCGTGGAAACAAGACAGATGATGCTACAACTGCTGGTCCATATGTTTATTTAGATCCAAATTTAAATAAATTACACATCTTATATTCCGCATTAAACAAAGCTGATACTTTCAATGTGAATGGTGTATCATATGATGACTCTGTTTCTGGAAACACAACAACAAATTATTTATCAAATATATCTAAAATACAACTTGCAGAGGCGCTGCGTGGCGTAACCGTCGACTATGTTCCAGTACAAAGATGGGTACATATTGGTATAGTTACCAATGAAACTGCAAATGGTGGCTCATTTACAGTATATGTAGATGGTGAACTTATTAAAGTACAAAATATTGCTTCTCCATCTCCGTCTATTACATTAGATGGAACATCTATTGCAACACTTGGTGCCAACTTACCATCAGGAATGATAAATCCGCTAAATAATGTAGTATTAGATTTATCCAAAGCAGACTTAGATCATATCGGTGATATTTTCGTAGGAGGCTCAACATCTGACCCAATCGGAGTAGGATTTTCCGGAATGTTAAGTAAGATCAGATATGCAAACTATGATATGAATGCACAAGATATATATTCTGATTACTTAAATGGTCCAATTGATTCATTACTTGCAAAAATGGGTTTAGCTGCTTATGGTCTACGTTCGCCAATTTATAAAATAGAATAATCATTTTCTTGTACATTTATAGAGTTTTATTATGATTAGCGGCATAATACAAGTATTTGTTGCGATAGCTATTGTAATTATTATGTTTGTAATTGCATTTTCAGTATATAATATGGAATTTGTAAAAGCTATTCAAAATTTTGGAAAGATTCGTACTGAAACAAATGTTTTTGTAGGTATTAAAGATTTAAATATAGCAAAACATGAAAGATATAATACTATTGACTCTTCATTACCTTCATATTTAGCTATTAAACCTTCTATAAATTCAAGTGGAGGTACAGAATATAGCTACAATTTTTGGTTATATTTAGATCCTAAACCTGGAAATAAAACAACCAATGCATTTGCACCACCAACCGTAACTCCACAAATTACAGATGGTGGTATAGAAACATTATTAAAACAAAATGGTTCAGGTAATTTTTCATTAAATGATAATCCAGTTATCTTATTTATGAAAGGCAGTACAGTAATGTATAATTACAATACTTTGTGCAATAAGAGTACTAGAAAATCAATTAAAACAGATGTTTTGATAAAAGCCCCATTAGTAAAATTAGAACAAGGATGTGATAAATTAACAGTAGAATTCAATACATATGCAAGCCCAGACGGTGTTGTAGAAGGTACAAGAGATACATGTGGTGAAAATAATACAAGCTGGGATTACATGAATGCCTACAAAATAGGCATCGAAGGTCTAAATGCTAATACAATGTATGAAAAATTATGGTTCATGGTTACTATTGTCATTCAAGATACATTACCATCTGATCCATCTTCCATTCGCAATAAAATACATGCAATGATATATGTAAATGGTGTTTCACAATTTGATCGTTATATTGATGGAACTTTAACAAATCAAGCAAATGATCCAGCAACTATTAATAAAATTACAAATGCTGACTTTTATATTAATCCAGAAATCAGTACAAAAGGAACTAGTATATATATAAATCAAAATAGTCCAAATGCTGTTCAGCGATTACCTGAATCAGTACAAGTTGATTACTCAAATCCAAATTATTCAATTGATCAACCAAAATCAATTATGATGTCTGATTTGTCTTATTTCAACTATGCATTAGATGGTGATGCCATTACTGGATTGTTCAACGCCGGTATAACTAAACAATATGCTCCAAATTACTTATCAACATCTACAAACAATGACAATGATTTCATGAAGAAATTATCATATGCGACAAATAACCCAACACTAAATGAGATTGGTGTCGACAATAATTAATAAATAAGTAAGTAAATTAATAAGTAAATAAGTAAATAAATAAGTAAATAAGTAAATAAGTAAATTAATAAGTAGTAAGGTTACTTACTTATAAGTTTAACTTCCCAGATCCCTGATTTTTTTGATGTATGCAGATAACAAAGTTCTGGATACGTTTCTGAGAGAAATTTTGCAGATTTTTTTGAATTTTCTATTCTTGCATTTTTTTCTTTTAAAAATTGCATTCCTCCTGGATTTTTATAATATTTTGTAGCTATATTTATATGATTGAATCTTAATGTCTTTTTGAATTTCTGAAAGTATTTAATAGTCCTTTCTACATCTTCCTTTTCTTCAATAGTAATAGTAATATCTTTCTGATTTAAACATCCCCACATGCTACCCACGCAAAACTTAAATGAATATGTAATATCTTCGGAGTCTTTCATAAAAAATCCATTTTTAATTGGATAAAAGCCAAACAACCCAATATTTTTCTGTACTAATAAGTTAAAAGCATAAATTATAATATAATGAAATCGCTGGGAATTAATTGGTATCAATTTATATCTTGATGATTTATTGAGATCTTGAATATTTTCATCAATAAATAGTTCATAAATATCATCAATATCATCATCCATTGATAATATCATTTGATTTTCAGCGAAATAATTAGTAATATAATTGCGCATATGATGTAATCCAGAGGTTGTAACTGTATCAGCTATGATAAGATTATAAGTATGAGAATCTGGAATAGCATTTATATAATCCTTTTCATCTTCTTTAAGAATAAAAATGTAAATATCGGATTTATCAATGTTTAATCGAGTACAAAGTTTCAATGTCTTATTAACAATTATTTCTGGTCTTTTATAAGATGGTATAGCAAGCTTCCAATTCATTTAGATATAAAACTTACTTCTTATGAAATAGATAGGTTTATATCAAGACAAATGCCAGGTGGTTTAATGTCATTAATTGCAACTGGAGCGCAAGATCATTATACACATATATCACCAGAAATGTCTTATTTCAGACAGGTTTATAAGCGACATACTAATTTTTCAATGGAAAGCATTAAACAGCCATTTTTAACAGCACCAACATTAGATAGCGGTGTATTGATTACTAGTTTTAAATGCCGACCAGGAAGACTCGGAGATTTAATACAGCAAATGTATTTATACTTTGAATTGCCAAATATATATTCAAATGACATTATGCAATTTAGATGGATACCAAAATTTGCAAATTATATGATTAATCAATGTATTGTTAATATTGATACGCAACAAATAGATCAAAAATGGGGAGAATGGATGGATATCTGGAATGAACTAGTATTACCAATTGATAAACGATTCGGATACTATGAAATGATCGGAACAATCGCAGAAAATACATCACCTGTTTCTTTCAATTCAAGTAATAGAGTAATTGTTAAAAACAACAGATTAGTTTATCAATCAAAATACAATACTGGTACACCAACTAATCCATCAATACAAGGGAAAGGTTACTATTTACCATTAGAATTTTGGTTTACAAAGAATTCAGCACTCGCACTGCCATTAATTGCTATACAATATCAAGTATTAGAAGTAGTAATTGAGTTTCGTGGTGTTGAAAATTTATATCAAGTATATGATTCAAATACTAAACAATTTGTGAGTCCATCATATTATAGAATATTGAATCCAGGAAATCAAGCTGCTTCTTTAATAAGCAATTTTACGCAATATGGAGGCGGCGGAATATCATATATAGATTTGAAAGCATATATTGATTGTAATTATATATTTTTAGATACTGCAGAAAGAACATATATTGCTATGAACCCAACTGAATATTTAATTGATCGTGTTTATCAAATTCAAGATACTGGATATACTCCAGGATATAACAATATTAATTTGACATTTTCTAATCCAGTCAAAGAGATTATATGGATTTTGCGCAGAAGTGACTACTATTTATATAATGACTGGATTAATTTAACAGGTACACGACCAGAAGATGATTCACAATCAATTATAAGTAGTGCAAAAATTATGTGGAATGGTATGGATAGATTTGAAGAAAAACCTTATTTATATTTTAATCAACTTCAGCCATTTCAACATCATACATGTGTACCAAGAAATGGTATTCATTGTTATTCTTTTGCACTTTTCCCAGAAAAATCACAACCATCTGGTACATATAATGCATCAATTATTAATCAACAACAATTATCATTCACTATAAATAATTCAACGCAAGTACCTGGTATTTATAATGATTTCAATCTTTCAGTTTATTCAGTTTATAATAATATTTTTAGAGTTATGGGTGGACGCGCAGCTATGGTATTTGCAGTGTAATATTTAATCTCAGCATCTGGTAGATGAATTTATTAACTATTATCATATTTGTCATTGCAGCATGGATAATTTATTCATTACTTGAATCATATACTAATTTAAGTAAAAAATATAAAAAATTAGTTGATGAATGTAAGGCGGGGAGCAGCAAAGAGAGCAGCAAAGAGAGCAGCAAAGAGAGCAGCAAAGAGAGCAGCAAAGAGAGCAGCAAATATAGCCAAAATGACTATAAAACTACAATTAATGGAAAAGAATATATAGTACCAGATTCAGTTTATGGGATAAAAAAAACCATATTATCTAGTCTTAAAAATATGATTAATACTGCTTAAGGATTTCGGTTCTTATATAATAAATGCCGCCAAAAGCTAAAAAAAATGTTAAAAAAAAAGAAAAAGACATAGAGCCAATTGTGGAAGATTTGGCAACATCAGAACAAGAACAACCGCCGAATCCACAGCCTCAAATTAGTGAACATGTAGTTTTACAATTAAATATATCTCCTGAAAGTATTGAAAATATAATATCTTCAGAAAATGAAAATACGAATACTATTTTAAAAGATCCAGAGCCATATGATCCAGATGGAAATCTTTCTGGATTACTTGATAATAAAATGTTAAGAATTGTTAACAATGATATTGATAAAAATATAAAACAACACCATCATGAAATCATATGTTATTGGTGTTGTCATAATATCTTTCAAATTGAATTTGGTATGCCAATCCGATATGATGTGTTTCATAATTCTTTTACTGTTTATGGGTCATTCTGTTCATTGGAATGTGTCGCAGCTTATAATTATTCAATACATATGGGTTGTGATAGAGTTTGGGAAATTAATAGTTGGATTCAATTATTAGGAAAATTGTATGGATATACTAAACCAATTAGACCGGCACCTTCGAGATATTTATTAAAATTATTTAATGGACCATTGTCAATTGATGAATTTAGAAACTGTCACAAAGAACAAACTAAAAGTTTAGTAATTAACATTCCGCCATTTATTCATATTTCATCACAAATGGAGATATTAAATACATCATTTATTGACAATAATAAAAAATCAGAGATTTTAAGTATCAAGAAGAAAATGAATTCAACTAGAACAATCGAAGAAAAAATGAATTTAAGGGAAAGCATATAAAGAATATAGCCTATTATTATTTGTAAACAATGACAACCCCATACAAAATTTCTACCATTACTGCAAATGGTAGCATTAATTGTAGAATTGATCTTGAGATTCTATTTAATAATATAGAAATAAAACCAGATAAATTCACATGGGTCCAGTATAATAAAATGGAACGAGGCATATATCCAAAGAAACCGAAGAAGATTCAAGGTAAAACATTTGATAATCAAGTAATGGTTTACTACAAAATTAAGGATTCGTATATGCCTAATATTAAACTTTTCAAAAATGGAAATATTCACATGACTGGTATACGGTGCACAGAAGACGGCGAAAAACTAATAAATGTAGTTGCGGAAGAAATCAAAAGAATTTATGAAAATTATGAACTTGTTGCATCAAATAGTAAGAATATTATTGAAAAAATAGAAGATATCAAACCAGGCAATTTTATTGTTCGCATGTTTAATAGTGGATTTGAATTTCCATTTGAAATTAGACGAAAAAGTCTACATCAAATTTTGATTAATGATACATATAATAATATTTGCAGCTTTGAACCTCTTTCTTATCCTGGTGTAAAACTTCAATATTTTTATAACAATACTAATAATAAGAAGAATGGAGAATGCAAATGTGATAAAATGTGCTTTGGCAAAGGAAGTGGTTTGATAGCAAATAGTTGTAAAAAAATCACAATTGCTGT